GCACAAGAATGTAAAAAATTTTCCAAAAATAAATGAGTGGTACAATGATGGCCCTGAGAATGCGAAAGCGCGAGAGATATTATGGATGGAAGTCTATAATGCTCGAGTACTTGTTGACGTCTTTGTCTTTATGATGAAGCACGCCTTGCCTAGTGGTCACCCTGGTACGGTATTTATTAACTGTATGTTTTGTCATATGGTTTTTAGGTATGCGTATGCTAAATTACATCCTTATGGAGATTGGAATTCTAATTCATTCGATCAAAATGTATTAATTAAGGTTTATGGTGATGATCATATCCTGGCGTTTAAAGATGAAGTAGTTGGTTGGTTTAATCAACAAACTATTCACCAGTTTATGCCCACGTTAGGATTAGGTTATTCACCAGAAGACAAATCTGCCTACTTTGAGACTCCTTTTAGAGAATTAGTGGAAATAACTTTTCTCAAAAGAGGTTTTAGGTATGAAAGTAGAGTAGGTAGATATGTTGCTCCACTCGAGTTAGATACCATTCTTGAAATGCCCATGTGGACAAAACGTGGTGCATTGAGACGACAGATAGAATGTGATAACGTAGATAATGCTTTAATAGAATTATCTCTCCACGAACCAATTGTTTGGCAAACGTGGGCAGGTAAGATTATTAATGCATCTCAAGATTTTTTAGGATATTATCCTAAGAATGTTTCGCGCGTCGCTTGTATTCACCGTGCAAGCAATAAGACAGATATATGGTGACGCATGGTAAACCCCGTCCTAAATACGACGTAAAACTATTTTTATTAATGTAAGAATTGGATACAACCTACCCACGAGAGATAACGATTTACCCAACCTATTGCATTAATTATACCCAGTTAGTCACTAAGAGATAAAGTCCGGTGCATTATACCCATATCCAATATTTCCTTCTTCCAAGTTATTTTTGAGTGTTTTCTTGCAGGATTATTCCTACAATTTGGCCTCGACTTAGGAGAACTCTTTATAAATTATATTAAGACCTTCAGAATTGAAATTAAGACAAAAACGAAAGTGAAATGTCCGCCCCCGAGCTCACTACCAATAACGCCGAAAATCTCGCCGAAGTAGAGATTAAAGATACTATTGTTATTCACAATGATAAGGCTCCTGTACATCATGACTGGCATGATAATTTGTCAATTAATCGTAGTTTGCTATCAAATGTTTCTGATGGTCAAGTACACGACCTCAAGTCCTTCCTCCAACGACCCATTGTTGTTGCTAGAGGGTCTTGGGCGACTACAGACGCTTTTAATGCAAAGCTTGCTACTATTAATCTTCCAGACGATTATCTCACGATTCCTATTATCACTAATAAAGTGAAAGGATTTTTAGGTTTTCGAGGAACCGCTGTGGTTAGACTACAGCTTAACACCACCCGGTTCCAGCAAGGTCGATTAGTACTAAATTTCTTTCCCCAGTCTAGCCTATCTCCCGATAAATATAATAATCAGAGATTATCGGCTTTATTTTATACCCAGTTGCCACGCGTAGATTTTGACGCATCAACAGATTCTGAAGTTACTCTTAGAGTTCCGTTTATAAACACTAATTTATTTTTCAATTTAAGAGATGGTTCCGGATCCATGGGAACTATTTCGCTTTTTGTATATAGTACATTAATCGCTATCACAGGTGAAACTAGTGCTGATTACACAATTTGGGTTTCCTTTGAAGACGTTCAATTGGAATATCCAACTATCCCGTCTGGATTTATTTCTCAGGCAGGTGGAATATCAGGTGCTACGCGAAAGAAGACAGATGTGTCTAATCAGGAAGTAGAAATCTCTACAAGAGGTCCTATTTCTTCTATATTTTCTTCTCTAGCTCAAACTGCTGATGCTTTTAGTGCGATACCCGTGTTAACTTCGTTTGCTGCTCCAACAAGTTGGTTCTTTTCCGCAGCGTCTAAGGCTGCGAGCGCTTTTGGATTCAGTAACCCCATTAACACTTCTCCTCAGTGTATTGTAGTTCAACAACCAATGTCAAGATCTATAAATAGTACGGGTCAAGATACTTCTTTTAACATGGGTTTGTTCGAAGATAATGCCATCGAGTTATTACCCGGTTTTGCCGGTACTAATGATGATGAAATGTCATTAAACCATGTTTTAAGTATACCTACTTTTATTTTTCTTCAGACTTGGGCAGATTCTGTCCCTAGTGGTGATCAACTTTTTTCTGTTGATTTAACTCCATCTAATCTTTCAATTACTGGAATTAATTTTCAATATGATACCAACCCCGCACATGTGGTTGCCACTCAATACAATACACCAATTGCATATTTTTCTAATTTATTTGCATTTTATCGAGGCTCTATTAGACTTACGTTTAAGATTGTAAAGACTGAATTTCATTCAGGCCGTTTACTAATTGGTTTCAGTCCATCATTTGGAACCGATCCAACAAGTACTAATTCTGACCTTGATTATACCCATCGAGAAATTCTTGATATTAGGCTCTCTAATGAGATTACTATGACTTTCCCTTACGCGTCAACCCGACCATGGTTGCCCGTGACTCAAACTTATGGAAAAGTCTACATTAATGTGCTTAATGACCTCAGAGCTCCTTCTAATGTGTCGCCTACTTTGAACATATTAGTAGAAGTCTCTGCAGCGCCCGATTTTGAATTCTCGGTACCCACCGCTCTCACGCAATTTCCCGTTTCATTTACCCAGAACGAGGCTCCCCCGACCTCGTTGTCAAGTTTGATCGAAACACCCTCTATGACATTAGCCTCGCAAGCTGCTTCTGATCTCAACGCTAGCCACGTTGTTCCCCCTGGTACCGTCTTTAAGGCCCAGGTGGGGATGGCAACGCCAGTACAGGAAACAGGAGAAGTTCAGCAAGATTTTCGAGAGGCAGGGATTGGAACCTCTGCTGTTGTTTTCGATCGAATGAAATCGGCTGCTTATTGCATTGGTGAGAAAATTTATTCACTCCGACAACTAGTCAAAAGAGCAAACCCAGCGTATCTGTTAGCAGATGCGGCATGGGCAGACCTTAACCCGCGAATTAACGCACTTCCTTTGACAGCTGTTGGTTATCCCCCGTTGTATATTCCAAATATACAGACATATATAGAACTAACGTTTGCATA